GAAAAGATACTAGAGGTCAATTGACTTATTTCTTTATCTAATTTCTGAACCTCGACAGGGAAAGATCCCCGGTTCCTACGCTTAGGTTCGTCCCGTATCCAAACTCACCAGGGTTTATATTTATGTCCGATCCATACCAGAAAAGACCCGGAAGACGGGTTATGATAGCTCCTGCATTTTTCTTAAAGAAAAGAACGAGCGCATACCTTCTTCCTGCAGTGAGGTCCACGTCAAAATTAAAGGTGAAATCAGCAGGAGCACTCGGGCTTGTCGGGACGGATGCGATGGGGATGGAGTTGGTCGCGCTCCCGGAGCCCGTTCCGAAAACGACACTATGGATCGTTGTCAATTCTTCTCCACCGATGCCGACCAGGACCCCGCGGTTATTCACGAGAAATATATTCGCGTGTACGGTCCACAAGGTTATATTGCTGTGGGCTTTTGCCAGCGTGACCTTTATCGATCTCAACCTCACCGCCTGGTTATCGGCATCCCCAAGTGAAAATGTTTGAAGTCCATGGGCCGAGGTTACAATGATTGGAACGGAGGTAAAGGCGAAGGATCTTAGTATGGGTATCTCGGAAGAAACATGCCCGAAGCCAGCACCCACTCTCTGATCTTTAAACCCTTGCCTCACGAGAACTTCTGTCTCTCGAAAGTCTCCCGGTAAGGCGGGTTGATTTAGGATGACGTTCTTCGGGTTCGTGTTGTTAATGTTGGACGTGCCATCCGTGAACTGATCTTGTTGATCGCGGGGGATGTCAATGTAGTCAGTCGTTATTTCGGCGTACACGACGGGCTGGAAGTTTCCGTCATCGATAGCGCGTTGCATTTTTGGAGGAACAGAAAGCATTTAATTTCTCTCCAATACGGTGACATCAATGGGGCCAAGTGTCCCCCCGCGACCGAGATGCTCACCCAAGGCATCAGAGAGATCCCCGATGACCCTGTCAAAATTGATGCGCTCCGTGTCGTCTGCGTATATGGTGAGGTTGACCTGTATGGGCTGAGACTGCTGTGTTGAACTGTTGGAGCCAAGGCCTTGAGTGACCGCGGGGTTCCCAGGAGAACCTACATCACCGGACCTCCCCGGATTGAGTCCTCTAGCCGCGGCCCCTGCTATTCCTGCGATGGCTCCAGATTTGGCCGCGGATGTGAAGTTTAGATTTGCGGCGGCCGCGGCGGTTGGGTGGCCCATTGCTGCAAGGGCAAGATTACCCAAGCCTAAAGCGATTTGGAAAAGGGAGTGGATAGCGGCCTGGGCAGCCAAAGCGGCAATGTATTGAGCGGCAGCCCTCTTAATGGCAACGGACGCTTTTTGCTCTCCCAGGATTGTAGATGCTACTGCACCCGCAAACACCTGTTGCAGGAAAATTCCAACCTCCATCTGTGCATTTCTTGTCTTAAGTGCATCACTGTTTCCAAGGAAGGCTTCGCTCAAGGTGTTGTAGGCTTCAGATAGCACAATCACAGTTCCAATTTGTTGATCAAAGATAGCCGTGAGGCGTTCGTTTTTTTCGGACAGGCTTGTAGTTACGCCCTCCCTTGTCGGTAGGTTTATCCTAGAAGGAAGTTTAGGTTGAATTTGTAAAATAGCGATTTTCCTTTGCTCAATGAGTCTAAGGAGTCTAAGTTGTTCTTTGAGTTGGGAAATCGTTATGTCTTGAGCCTTGCGCGCGGTCTCATTGTCCATGAGAAAATCAACAGCCTTGCGAAGATCCGAAAATGTGTCTTTTATTTTTTGGATAGGGGTCGGGTCCGCCAGGACGGTCAGAACCTTTTTATAACCCGACTCCATGTCCCTTATTTTCCCTGAAATTGCAAGAGTTTCTTTTGAAATGATCTTGGATATTTTTTTTGCCCCGTCTGCGTCTCCTACTTCCAGGGCTAGTTTAAGGTCGAACCAGGCCTGCCTGATTCTATCGGTATGGAATTTGATGTCACGATCTGCAGACCGGAATGTCTTCTGTATTAAGTCGCTGACAAGGCGTTCCTGGGATTCTGGTTTAAGGACTTCTTCGAGTGCTGATGCGAGCTGATTTCCAAGTACTTTATACGAGTCAACCAGAGCATTAATATTGGACGTTATGTCTTCCAGGACACCCTCCTGAACACTGGGCAACAGGTCCTGAAAATCAAAATTGTGACCCAACTCCTTGACTTCCTGAAGCAGACGGTTACGTTCTTTTAGAATGTCTTGCATTTGTCCTAAAATGTCATCCTTGGTAAGTAGGGTGACCACTCTGGGGAGTTCTACGGGAACCTTCCCCAAACTGTCTGCAATTTTGATCCTGAGATCTTCAAAGACATCCGCAATGCTCCCGACTTCAGCGGTCGCTGTCTTCGCAATGCCCTTGAACATATCGTCGGATCCAGCCTGAACTCTGGCGAGACCACGGGTAATCTTGTTGATTTCCAGGTCCCCGAAGAGAAAGCGATGGATTAATCCACCCAATTCTAAAACCGTCAGGACCAAAAACAACTTCTGTAGCTTTGTTGTCGCGACAGCGACCCCGGTGATGGACCTTCTAAGGGCGTTTAGAGCCAACACCAGTATGGGAATGACGACTATCCCCCAATGACCAAATGTCCTTGAGACAGCAATGACGTTGCGCCCAAGAAAACCAATAATATGAGAAAAAGTCTTCATGGCCGGTATCAGAACTACACCAAAAGCAAGCGCCAGGGCCTCGATGACATTCTTCATGAGCTTGAGTTGATTTCCGACGCCTTTCATGGATTCATCAAATCCGTCCGACAACTGCTTAGAGTTTGCGATGCGCTTCTCCATCCTCTCGATCGCGGCAGCACCGGCGTTCATGGATGCAGCCATCGTTCGACCGCCCCTCAAGTTCATAAGCTCCATAGATCGAGACGCATCGAACCCGGCCTCAGACAGTGTACGTACGATCTGAGATAGCTTGTTTGTCTTGGGGTTGACATCTTCCATGTTCACGCCCAGACGATCCATCTCCTGTCTAAACTTTTTAGTGGGAGATGCCAGTCTGACAAGCATCGTTGACAGGCCAGTCCCGATGGTTGAGGCTTTCAGCCCCCGGTTAGACAGAACTGCGATCGCCGCAGAGGTGTCTTCCAGGGATTGATCAAAGGTGGCTGATACAGAGGCAAGAAAGTTGAAGGCAATCCCGATATCTGCAATCTGTAACCTGGAAAAGTTAAGCGTCGCGGCAAGAACATTCCCAATCCGCTCTGACTCATTTGCCGAGATTCTCCACGCAAACATCGCTGTCGTCATCGCCCCTGCTACGGCAGTCATATCTTCTGAGGAAAGCGTGGAAACCTTAGCGACCACCTGCATGGCTTTTGCGGCAGCGCGCGCCGATAAACCTGCCTGAACCAGTTTCAGCCCCATTTCTGCTGCTGCCGTAGCGGCAACTGGCGTCGTAAGGGCGACCTCTCTCGAGGCAAAAGCCAGAAGTCTCATTTCGGCGGCACTCGCCCCAGTCACACCTTTGATCGTTGCAAGGGCTTGATCGAATTTGACTATTGAACGTATGGCTGCTCCTATAGCCGCAGGAATCGCGAACAGGATCGCCGCCGATGCAAACCACCTGATCTGGAAGACGGCGTACTTCTCCACCTGCCTGACAAACCCGACGGTCTGCTCTCGCATTTTGGTAAAGAAGCCAACATTCTGGTTGCCAATCTTGCGAAGACCCTGGAAGGTTGTTAGGGTCTGCCGCATCCCCGATATTGTCTTGTCGTCAAGTTTGAACGATCTCTGTATGCGAGGAAGTTGTTCCAGCAACACATCCGCTTCACGGGATAGGTTCTTCATACCTGAAATGGACTTAGAAAAGTCCCCGATTCTATCCATCTCTTTTAGGGATTTAGTGAGGTCTGGCCCGAGCCTTCCCACGATAAGGGATTGAACGCCCGGGACGGCTGAGATTCTTGTCCCGGATATCCTGGCTATTGTGCTGGAGAGTGCTTTCTGTCTTGTTATTTCTGATTTAGCTGCAGCCGCTCTCCGTGCATCTATCCTCTTGATGCTCGCAGTGGTCTTTGCTTCGATGTCTCTAGTGATGCTGTTGAGAAACGCCTTCTTTTTGAGTCCGATATTCTTAATACTTCTCAGGCGTTCGACATCAAGTCTAGTCTGGTCCGATATGACCCGTTGACGTTCACTCTCTATCCCTGTAAGTGCCCTACTTCTTTCCGGGCCGGACGTGGCCTTGGCCGCGGCCGCCTTCGCAGAGGAAACACCACGTGCCACCTCCCGTCCCAGGCGCACCAGGTTTGCCCGGACATTATCGATCGTCTCATTGATGGCACGGATGGCCTGTATGGTCTGATTCAGGGCCGCACGGTCCGTGATGACTTTGATCGGTATTTGGGCCATCTTAAGAGCTACCCCAGGGTGATGAAGGAGAAGCTAAAGGTCTGCGTGGCCACGGGGGTCCCCCTCAGCGTGATCACGATCTGCGTAGTGGACTTGGTCCAATCAATCGCTAGGGTCGCCTGATCGCCCCCATTTCTAGCAACGACGACCTCTGGTGTTGAAGTAAAAGCCCCGTCGGTGAAGGTCAGCGTGATTGTGGGATTGGCCAGTTGTCCAGTCCCCGCAGACGTGACCGTAAAACTGCCCCTCATATCGTTTCCGGAAAGCGTCCCGACAGAGGCCGTGGTGCCCCATCCTGCGGAGAGCGCAAAATCACCGGACACCAGGGCTGTGCCCTGAGAAGACCGTATTCTGTTGAAGGAGTTAGTGGCCGAGAAGCTATTGGCCCCCGTGAACACATTGGCAGACCCGAGAAGGGCCACATCCGGAGAACTCGAGATACTCACGCCCAGGGACGTATCGGACAGCCTGATATTTGTTCCGTCGTTGCACCACAGAACCCCTGGGCCCGGAATACAAGATGTCGCTATCTGAGAGTAGGCCCCGTAAGCCAGAAGAAAAATAAACACGAAGGCAACCGCGATAGATTTTCGGTTCAACATCATCTTCCCTCCATAATCAGTGTCGACGGGGCGGGTGTGCCACCCTGGGTCTTCTTCGCCTTGCAATACCGGAATGACTGATTCACGACTCCGGCCAGAACGGCCGGGGTGAGTGTCACGGCCACAGGACCGTCATTTGCATTTGCGGGTTTTGTTTTTGCGTTTAGGCACATAATCTCCGCAATGGCACCGGTCTCCAGAGCATCTACGCTGAAGGCCTTGTGAAGCGATCCCCTCACCTCAAACCAGACCCCTGAATCCGAGGTCGATTGTGCGTCAAGAAACAGCACCCTGAGCTGGTTCCGCATGGAAAACAGCTGATCTCCGTTGGCCGCAAAGGACGCACCCGCCAGAGCCACAAACAAGACCGTGACCATTGAAATAATTAGTTTTCGCATCGCTACCTCCTTTTCTTGTCCTTCTTCTGTCTGATTTTATAAATGCGTCCCTGCTCTCCTAGAACGATCGACCTGACGTTGTGGTAATAAGCCGTCTCGCTTAAAACCTGGCTGGGAAGCCTCACTCCACCCATCTCTCCTTCACACATATTCACGATCCGGATCACCTCAGAGGCCTCTTGGTTAATCGAAGAAATGGGGCATGATGCAAAGACCTCATCGATCACCGTAAGTGCGGCCTTTTTATACTCAGGCTCCCCGGGCAGACCACAGTTTCGGAACGACTGCAACTTCTTCTTTTTGCAAAACCGGCAATCCCACTGAGCGGCGTCCGCATCATGCTGAAGCCACTCTCCAATCAGGACTGCCTGACGGAGTTTTTTTCTTCTTCCGGAGAAACCGCTCCCGTTATTTCCAGAAGAAGTTCATTGGAATAATCGAATCCGAGAAGGCGCAGGTTATCGTTTGAGAATGGGACCTCTTCCCCATCAGGGTCCTTCAGGTTCGTCCACCCAATAAGGCCCTGAGAAAGGTACTTGTCAATGAGGTCTGAGGCATTTTCTTTTTGAGGGTCTTTGATCTTCCTCTGAACTTCGGCGGACTCAAACCGGTCCAGGCTCCTCAGTTTGAATACCGTGGGGTCTTTTGAATCGCGATCGCATTTAAGAACGTAGTCTCGTTCTCTTTTTGAGAGTGCTGTGATGGCCATGCCTTTATACCTCCTCCTGGTTTATAGGCTTATACCGTAAAAGGGTACGTCTCCCGTTTTAAAGGTACGAATAGGAAGTCAGCTCATCGTCTCCTACAGAAGACGGGACGGCCTCGAACGCCACGTCATATTTAAAGGTCCCGCTGTCGTCCGACTTCGGGGTGGCCGTGTAGCGCACCAGAGGCAGTCTGATGGCGAGGATGTTCCCCGCAACGGACCCTCCCACGATGCGGATCTCGGACTTGGTATCTGCCTGAAAATCGTCTTCGATGGCCTTGCTTTCGTACAGGAGATTGAACGAGCCCGTGAGCTTCCTCTTGGTCTGTAGAATCTTCTGCGTTCCGGACGTGGTCATGTCCATCTTTCGAAGCAGGGTGTTGGCAAGTTCCAGGGAAAGCGCCGATAGGGGCGTGCTCACCCCGCCAACCGTGAGAACCATGTTCACGGCCACAATGGGCGTCGTGCTGTCGAACACCGGCGTTCCCAGACCGTAAGCCTCTGTAACGGGGGCAAGCGCTTTCTGTCCCTGCAGGCTCATCACGGCCGTCGCTATTTCTCCCGTACTAAAGTTCAGGGCAAGAGACTCCACCGTGTTCCCGGGGTAGGTCTCCTTGGTGATGTCGCCGCGCCAGAACTCGGTCCAGAACGATTTCAGGCCGGCGTTGCTCAATTTGTAATGAACGCCTGCGCCCACGGCCACGCCCAATCCAGGAGCCGAACTCAGTGCGGGGCTCACGGTCAATGCGTCTGTGGCGATAGATATCACCCAGACCACCTCTCCGGTCCCGACCGTCGGCAGATAAATCGCATCTCCCACAACGATCCCCATCGCCGCAACGCCTCCGGCGACGAGTTCGACAACGGTGGTAGCCGATGCCGCTGTGGCGTTCGTAGTGCTGGCCGACGTCACGGTCTTGATCCCGATCGCGGCCTCAAAGAGCGCATCGGCATCCGGCGCCACACCTGCTGTCCCGCTGCCCTTCGGTTCGACAGGAATTTCCCCACTTGCAGACTCCGATCCGCGAACCGATTCCAGCGTAGAGAAGGTGTTTTTGACGACCGTCCTCTCCTTTAATTCAAATTCATTGTTCAGGTTGGGAACGCCGGCGGCTTCGATGACATCGCCAACCGCAATGGTGGGATCGAGCCCGTAAATGGACTCCAGTTTCACTGCCAGCGTGCTTTTATTGACTAAGGCCTCTGCCATCTCTTCCTCCCGATAGGGACCCAAAACAAAAACGCCCGGAGAAGGTCTTCTAAAACCTCCCCCGGGCGTCGTATTCGGTGGTCCCGTTAAAAATTAAGTTTTCATTGCCCTGTTCCAGGGCGACTCATCAATAAAATACCTCTTTATCTTGTGTCCTGTTCCTTCTTGGTCAGTGGGCCCGGGACGTAAGAAAGAATCTGATCCGACGCCCTGTTGAGATAATCTTCAAGGGATTCCTTCCCCGTCAGCTTACCCCGGAACACATCTTTCAAGATGGCCTTGATATGGTCTTTGTGATTCATGAATTGTGCCTCCTTGTTTTTTAGAAAAGTCCAGGTCTTCTTTGATCTCCCCAGTTAAATATTTAATCGTCAAACCGTTCATCCAAAACCGGCACTGCGGGCACTTAATATTGAAATACCCTTTGGCGAATTGTCCCACCCTCATCTTTAATATCAGGCCGTCGAAAATAACCTTCCGACACCGGCACCGGATCACCTGGCCCCTCTCGTCTCCCGAACCTTGATCAGGGCGGGAATGACCACAAAATAAAGGTTCTCAATCTTCGGATGCTGGGAGTATTTGGTTTGGCCTATGCTGACCCTGGCGCCTTCGATCCCGATATCCAGTATTTTTTCAACTCCCTCCCGGATAATCTCGTCATACAAGTTCATCCTGTCATCGACATTTTCAGGATTGGTCTCGTAGAAATAGGCCAGGACCAGATAGGCATAGGACGCATTGACCCGCTTTGAAAGCATATCGACCAACTCTTGGTCCGAGGCCGTGATCGCAAGACGAAGCCCCTTCGTCGCCGCTTTGATGTCAAAGTTGAGTTCCACCCCTTTCTTGATCTGAGGTGCCGTAAACTCCGAGACCAGTGCCGTATCGGCTTGAAGTTGCGTCAGCAATGCGTCTCGAACGGTCGTCGCACTCATCGGTGACCTCAGATATCGTCTGTGTTAATGTTCTCTCCGATCAAAACCTCGGCAAGCTCTTGGGAAACACCTCTCTTGGGGTCGATAAAAAGCCGCACAAGGGCGTCAATCGCCGATGCAATAATAAGATCGTCCTCCGGAAATAAAACGAACCACTTGATTTCACCTTCCACGGCGAAGCGTGTCCGTTCACCGCCGTATGTTTTTGTTAAAAACGACTCGGGCTCAAAGTCTGAAAATGGGTCTCCCAGGCTTGCCCCGGGCCACACACCCTTCAAAAAGACCCTGCCCTGACTTGCGTCGGCTTCAGAAGAAATGGCCTCACGAGAGGCGCCCGTGAGTTTCCCCGAAGGCAAGCCAAGGTCAGCTTTTTTTTGAGCATATACCCCTACGTTCCCTTGGGGGTAAGCCTGTTTCCACCGTAAATCATAGGTCTTTCTCATGCGATCGGCCAAGACCTTAGACCCGACCCGGTTTAAGACATCGGGTTTGAGGCTGGACAAAAGTCTTGCGTAGACATCATCCCATTCCGTGGTATCGATCGTGCCTCTCAGCATCAGAATCCCTTCCCAAGCATGACGTCCGCCACCAATACCCCCGAGACCACTGACGGGTCCGAGTCGGCAGAGACGCGCCACTCCCGGCCGGCCTGATCGACAAGAATACTGTCCTTGTTAATGCCTTCGGATACCCTGGCGTAGACCGTCCAGAGCGATCCCCGCCCCCGTGCAGACGACAGGGCCACGGCCATATCGTCTTCCGCGCCTCGAAACGCATGGGCCCGAGTGATCAGGCAGTTCACACCGGTCTTGATCGGATCAAAGACCTGCGTGCTTTCGTTATACGTGTTGACCGACACCAAGCTGTTCGTCTTATAAAGCGTGCCCTGAAAGGCCCAGGTCTCTCCGAACTCCCCCTCCTTAGAGAGAGACATCACCAGGAAAAAGTCCGTTCCATCCTGGATCAGATCCCCTTCTACAACCCCGGCGTCCGAGGGCATGAGATAGAAGCGCTCATAAGAACGGGTGGGCTCAAGGCCCTTCCTGTTCAAGGTCCCCTGCCAAAAAAACGTGCTCAGGTTCACAGGGGAACGCAGAACCGTGATGGGCCTACCCGCCATCTTTATCGTGTCATCGACAATCGATGCTGTCGCCAACGCGACCCCCTTTACAGAGAATCAATCGTGTCCTGTGTTGCTTTGGGCTGCTTCGGCCTTTTAGCCTTCGTATCATTTCCCAGGAAGCTGATATCCTTGCCCATAGCGTTTTCCAAAAAACCCGAGGTCAGGACCATATCGTTTCCAAACACGTCGGCTGCCTTCATGAAGAGATGTGCGGTGGCCTGTTCTTCCCGGGCGGACCTGAAGCGGTCGTCCATGCCCTTGATCGCCTTCTCCAGGTTTCTCACAACCTGACCGGCACGCAGGTCTGAGATATCGAAGCGAAGTATGTGCTGGTTGTAGAGCTGAAACAGGAACCACCGCCGCATACGCTCGATGATCCACTGGTATTTGATCTCAACGTCCGTGTCGGATGCGGCCGGAAGTTCAAACCCGATCTCACGGGTCGCCTCGTCGTAGGCCTCTCCAGCCTGCCCAGACGTAAACTTTTCGGAGAGGCCCTTGACGGCATTGACCTGGTTCAAGACAAGCGACTTGATCTGATCGAGCGAAAACGTCTTATGTGACATTTATCCCTCGCCTTTTATTCTGGGTCTTTCGGGTCCCCACCCTCTTGCAGCACAGGATCCTCATCCCCTGATGTCCCATCAGAATTCGGGTCATCTACGATGGGTTTCGGATCGTCGGGTCCAGGATTCTCGTCTGTTTTTTCTGTGTGCGCATCGGCATCCGGACTATCAACCATCGTACAAATCAGCCTTCCGGCATAACGGTCTTCATCCTCGGCCCACCTCTTGAAGTCCTTAAAATACTTGTCGTCCTCTCCGATGACCATGCCGGGATATCGGCCCAGGAGACGGACGTTGATTTTGATATGTTCCACGATCAACTCCTTCCCTTGTCATGAATCAGCGTGTCTGTCCGTTAAGACCTCTTACGCTACAGTCTTCACCCTCATCCAGGTCGCACGACTGACCTTGGGTCCGCCATCGATGCCGGCACCAATCTCCAGTTTGTAAGGAACAGTACTGGTAAATTTAAGCCATGTGTATCGGCCCGGGAGAGGATTCTTCCAGTTGTTCCCCTTCACGAGAGAAGGCGTGGACAGCCAGTTGTTAGGGTTGGAGCGCTCAGATATCCGGCCCTTGATGATGAAATAATCATCTGGGAGGAACTGCTTCATGGCTGTGACTCGGTCTCCGATCTTGTATGCAAATGTCGTTGCGAGGATCGTGATCACGTTTCCGGAAATACCGGAAATCTTGCGCTCCTCCTCCTCTCCCAATCCGTTTCTGAGTGTGATGAAATCGTTCACGGCAAACTCAGAGGCGTCGACCACATCCAGGGTTGTATCCGTGGCCGAAGAAGCGGTTGAAAAGGTTGTTTCTTCAGCATACAAGCGGTTGTCCCGACGCATCTTAAGACCGGTGAGGGTCTCAAACTGAGACTCGATGTCCGCGTTCCTTCCAACGATCTGGAAAGAAGACTTGATTTTGTTCTGAACCTCGGTCGAATTATGGAAGTCCTGTGCCGTCTTCACGGACATCAGCACCTCTTCAGGAACAATTCCAAATCTCCGCAACAGATTGGAGGCCTCCATGATGTCAATGATCGGGGTCGCACTTCCAGCCGCCGGCCAGGCCCCACCGGATATCCATCGACTCGTGGTGGTCACATTTTCAAGCAGCTTGGCCGGGATCTTGGGGTCGTAGGTGTAATTCACCCCGAAGCGGGATTCGGAATACTTGCCGTCAATGACGATCTTTGACGTGACGTACTCGATCAGATTGTTCAGCCTGAGATCCATAAGATCCAGGGCCTTGGTCACCAAGCCCTGCCCCCAGAGTGTGGTCGGACGAGCGGGGTCGACCGCCTTGGCCAAGACGTCTTCGTTAAACTCAACCGCCTCACGCCAATGCCCCGGGGTGTGTTCTTTGTATTCGCTCCCGGTGATGCCGATCTTTTTATGGTCGGCCCCCAGGTTCACGGGGTTGGTCCTCCCGAACGCGCCGTGCTGGATCAAGTCGATCACCACGTTCTTGTCGACCAGCTTAAATGGAAGAAAGGCATCCGTGAGGAGAAAGGCGTCCGGTGGCGGCACCAGTTCGTTGATGACGGTGTCCATCACGGTAGGACGAAACACTCTTGCCTCTTGCAGTTTTAAAAGCTCCTGTCCAGTCATTGATTGTTTCCTCCTCTGATGGACCCCAACAAAAAACGCCCGGCATCACCCCAATAAAGAGGTGGCGCCGGGCGTCGAAATCGGTGGTCCCGTTATGATTTAATGATCTTTACAATCTAGTGATCGTCTAAGGTCACGTACTCCTTCTTCGCAATCTTCCTGGAAAGAGACCCTTTCAGCATGTTCACGGAAAACTCCCCGGTCGCATCCTTCAGGGCTCCCTCCCGTACCATCTCGCAGAACGCCTTGAGAATGTCCTCATTCCGCATGGTTCAGAACCCTTATGGCATATCGATCAATTCGATTGCGGAGTTCTTCGTCGCATCAAACCTGGACACATTCTCTACTTCCGCCTTGTTGTAGGCGCCGTCGATGAATCCGGGTGTCTGGAATTCCGTGCTGCCGTCGTACTCGATCTCTTCCAGGACGACAACGGCGTTCTTGGAAAGCTCAGACCCATCGGCAACCACCATAAAATCATTCGCGATCGGGGGCGTCCCAAAAACACCAGTAAAGGTGATCAGGGTCAGACCCGCACCGCCGGAACCGGCTGCCCCAACCGTATTGATTGGTAAAGACTCTCCGGCCAGACCATTGGCACTGACATCGTAGAAATTGCAATTGTCACCATTCTTGAACTTGATCGCATCCGCATCGGGAATATTCGCCGTCGCGTTAATGGAATTGGTGATGGCGCTGATGACCGCGTTTTCCATGAAAGGCCGGGCCTTAAACGGAGAGGCCGTCAACCTCGCATAGAGCCTGGGCGCAGTCACCTTCTCCTTGGATGTTGCCGTTCCGATCCGGTCCCCAAGCAATGTCATCGGGATCGACCGTCCTGGGCGTCCGATCACGGACTCCTTACCGCCCTGATTCACAAAGGGCACTGTCATTGATGGGTTCTTAGCCATTTTTTTGTTCCTCCTGTTTTCTTTTGATTCCCATTCGTATGTTCAAGCAGGAAACGTACTACTCGTCAGATCGAATCGCTCCTCCCGAGATAGATCGGGCGAGGCCTTTTGCATATTCGGCATCCTCTTTCTCGGACGCGCTGATATCGGTAAAGTCATCTTTCCCGCTCTCGAGGCCGATGCCATGGGATTTTCCAAGTCTAGCCTCCCAGTCTTTCACTTCGGAGGCGACCGCCTCTGTGTAGCCTTGAGCAGACGCAGACCCGGGCTCGAAACTTTCGCCTTCTTTGATGTATTTGCGGTAGTCGACCATCGAAGAAACCTTTTCGTGAAGGTCGCTCGGAATGGAAGACGCCTTGAGAACGGAGTGTGCGAGGCTTTTCGCCAGGGCTTCCTGAGAAGTTTCCTTGATGATCGCGAGTTCCTTAGACTGGTCCTTGCAAATCGACTTCAACCCTTCCATGGTCTTCTCCATCTCCGTGTTTTTTCCCATCAATGCCTTGTATTCCTCACTGTCTTTGAATCCTGAAGAGGAGGCTTCACTTGACGCCGCTTCCTTGCCTTCATTAAAACCATCGTGTTTTCCCTTGATCAAACCCGCATCAAATCCTTCTGCCTTCAATGCTGCGGCAATCTCCGGATGCTTCTCCGAGATAAACGCCTTCGTAATATCCATTGCCTCGACCTCCTTGTTGACTGTGATTTGAAACCCCGGGGATTCCCCCGCCGCCATTTTTGAAACCAGTTCATCAAACGTCATGATGCCGTCAACCAAGCCGGCCTTTATCGCCTTCTGTCCCATGAACATGCGGCCATTGGCCATGTTTTGGACAACATTTTCCTCAGATACGCCCCTGAACTTTGAAATATCTGAAACGAAGACCGATAAGACGTCATCGACCATCTCCTCGATCACTTTTCTGCCCTCTGCGGTTAATGGCTCATGCTCAGACGTCATGCGCTTATATTTCCCAGCCACGATCTCCGTGATTTTAATCCCCGCTTTCTTCTCGGCCTCGGATTTATCGATATGGGTTGAAACGACACCAATAGATCCGACCTGAACAGTCCTTCCCGAGATAAAAACACGATCCGTGGCGGCGGCGAATAAGTAAGCGGCCGATGCCATGACGCCGTCGGAAAACGAGACGATGGGCTTCTTCCCTCTGGCCTCGAAAATAATATTCGCAAACTCAAACGTCCCGTCTACCGTCCCGCCGGGGCTGTCAATGCTCAGGATGATGCCTTTAATCCTCAAGTCATCTACGGCAGCCCTGAAGTCGCGACCGAGGAGCTGCGTCGAAACGCCCCCGCTGGTTTCATGGAGCAAATTCATCTTCTTGGAAATGACGCCATCGATCGGAATAATTGCAACGCCGTCGATCGAATCAAAAGGAAGACGCGCCTTCTTCTTGTCTCCGTAATCGTGTTTCTTAAGTTCCAGGACATCCAGCTTATCTCCACTCAGGTGTCGGTTGATGACCTCCTGTATCTGTGCAAACTTATCCGGAGTAATCGCCCAAGGTGTTTGCAGAATATTTAAAAGGCTCACTTGTCCCCCTCCTCGTCTTCCGGATTCTCTTCCAGTCCTTGCTCAACAAAATTATTCTCCGCGGCCTTCTCCGGGTCCCGACTGAGATCCCGTTTTCCAGACTCCTGTTCTTCTTCGAACTTCAGGCGAATCTGCCTTGCAAGATCGCCGACGCCCATCTCTTCAGCGATATATCCATGGGAGACTCCCAGAGACTCTAAGCCGCCGTGTTTGGAGCCTAAAAATGCGCTGGCCTTCTTGTCCGTGCGTTCGTCCAGGATAATATTCGGAAGCGATATCTTCACCAACTCGCAGGGTTCGACTTCAAGCGTTTCAAATACCGGCTTTCCGTCCTTAATTTCAGAGGTAAATTTCTTCGAAAAGGTCTCCGGAAAATCAGACATTTTTGACTTGGCGAAAAAGCAGGCACGCAGAAGATCATAAGTGAGAAAGTGCTTAAACTTCGTCCCCAGGTTTTTAACCTCCTGAACCAGGGGTGGGCGTGTGGATTTAAGCGAAGCGTGTGTCGCACCCGAAACCTGTCCCTGAAACAAATCTTGAGGGCTGCGCGCGCCGGCCCCGGCGATATTGAGCAGGTCCTGGTTTTGGCCCGACATCTTCGAGAGCTGGGGAGAGTGAATAATCAGCGCCAGGCCCGGCATTGTAAAAACCCTGGACCCCGGTGTCAGGGTCTTGGTCAGACCCGTCTTGGCCCGTTCTTCGTCACTCATCTTATTCCAGACCTGCCAGGCCGTTCGGCCAAAGGGCGTGTCTTCAAACGAGAGCTCTATCGTGTAGGCAGCCTGAGCCTTCTTGTGGTCCAGTTCCCATTTAATGGCCGTCCAGTACAGGTTGATGGCTTCCAGAACCGTTCTCAAGTGGGAGGTGTCTCGTCTGTATTCGTGGATACCGGTCAGATTCTTCCAGTGAAGAATAAACCGTCGATATCCCCCCAAGGATCTGAACGCGGCGGCATGATCCCTTGATCGTTCCGTTTTCTCGATATCGAATCCGGGGATATCTTTTGCGATCTTGAGCAAGCCAGGGTCAAACATAAGATTGATATCGGGGATGAGCTCGAACCCACTATTGTTGAACTTGTATTCGTAGAACAGCGTCTGCGTCACGTCGTCTGGGTGACACAGCAATCCGTCTTCAAGTGTGGCGGATCCGCAAATCTTGCCTGGTTCCAGAACTCTGATCGTGGCTTGTCCGGTTTCGTCAAAGGAAAGCAGGAGAAAGAGTTCGCCCTCGGCCTGCATCCGGACCATCCATCCGTTCAGCGCGGCATACAGCCTGTTTCTTCTCGAGAAGACAAGGTCGACAAGAAAGCGGTTGATCTTCAGGTTATTGGAATAAAGAGAGAAGCCCTCTCCGGTCACATAATCGGCTTTGGAGTTGACAGAAGCATTGATCGGGCCGAAGGTTCTATAGATCTTCCAGCACTCGGCCTGGATCTGCTGCCGGCCGATCTCGATGAGCTTTCCATCCGCACCGGTTTTTGAGGTGAGTTCATAAAGAGCGGGGCCAAAATAGGTTGACGCAAAGGTGGTGGGGTCCTGCCAGTTCGCAGAAGCTAGGAGGCCGAGGGAGGGGTCCTTCTCGATAAGACGGTCCAGTTCCTCACCCGTGAAAACTTCTTCAAGCACGGAGGCGTCCATATATATAATGTTACTGGACATTTTGGGGTCGTTCAAGCTGAAATATGGCCGAAAACTACCGAAATTTGCAGGGGGTGCGTATTTTAGGAGAGATTTTTGGCTTTTGTCTTGCGATAAACAAAAAAATGGGGTCTTCCCATGGCCGGCCTTTTGTAGACTTCGATGAGACCTTCCTTAATCAGTTGGTCCAGGGCGTAGCCGCACTCATAGACCAATCCCTTAAACAGGGTCTCCAGAGAACGATCCGAGAAAGGGCCCTTGTCGGCCAGGGCAATAATCCGGGCCTTGGTGTGTTGAACAGATTCCCCGTCACCATCATGCTTTCTTTTTCGGTAGATCCTGATACGGCATATGGTCGACTGATTCACGCCGTATTTATCCGCCAGCCTCCGCTGAGAAATCCAGGTGGCGTTTCTGATCTCAAGAACCTGTTTTGTGGTCAGCTTTGAATAAGGAGAGGCATCCCCGAAGGGTTGGCGGGCGGGTCTATCAGGAGGCATATCAATATTCCGGAGATTCGATCGGGTTAGTTTTCTTAATCCTGTCTTCCTCTATTTCCCCCCGCCACCCAAAGGTCGATCGCACGTTTCGTCATCATGGGTGTCCCGGAAGACCGGTTGATCGGCATCCCCTTCTTTTCATACTTTCGGGCCGTGTCCACGTGAACGCCAAGATAATCGGCGATGGTCTTCATACCAATCAAGGCCTCGGAATCTTCCATGTTATGAATAGCTCCCAATTGTGTCTTCGTTGATGATGGCGTCCGGGAATCCGGTCATGCCGAGCCCGCCCAGACCCGAGCCCTCCGCCTGTGTAGCCATGATCGACAAGGCGGCGGCATACACCGTGTCGTCCTTCACACCGCCCTTCTTCCGCTTCTCCGGGGTCCCAAAGGTCCTTTTGTGTTCGTTGTGGAGAAACGCGCCCATCTCTTCTCTTAAAATGTCGGGTCGGTCGGGATCGAATCCAGGGTACAGATTCCCGTCCCTGTCCGTGTAATAAGGGATTAGAGGGGCCTTGTACTGTCCCATCTTCATCAGCCTGCAAAACACAGAGAACATCTCGTGCTGGACATTATAGTTGGGGTGGACCAGTTGGGCGCAGTAGCCCTTGTCTTCGCACCAGGAATAAAGATCCTGTCCTTGGAAGGCCTCGATCATCACATTGTCGATCCATCCCACAAGCGCGGTCCATTCCGTTATTTTTTCTGTGAGGATAGACAGCGTCGCTTCTCGCTTAGACACATAGAGATCGAGTAGAAAATAAAGACTGATCTCTTCCGTCAAAATCACCCTCGCGCTCAAGACCATCGCCGTTCTGTCATTCGAGACCGACATCGTATTAGCCCGGTCAATCCCGATACCAAAAATGAAATCGTAGCCGAAGTATTTAGATAGTTTTGCGATGCCGTCCAGGCTGATGGGAACACGGTAGCAATCTCCGATGTTGGACAGGGAGGATTTTATCGATCGTACCTGGAGTTCACAGGCCACCCTCTCGTCTTTGGAGATCGATTCCTGTTTGGCTTTGGACTCAAGGGTCACAATATCTTGAACGGCCTGTCTCAGGCCTTGCGAGGGCCCGATCCGCCTCGTGTCGATCCCAGAATACCCCATCTCAAGGACGGAATACCGTGGAAACACACCTCCTGCAGCGTCTTCCTTCCGGTTCCTGAAATATTTATTGAATTCAGACCCAAGTAGCGTGTTCTCCTGATGCTTCAAGTACGCTTTGCTGATCTCTGGGTTGTAGTGCTTGTCGGAATAATATTGGATGTAGACCAGGGGCGCCTTTCCAGCCTCATACGCCTTCAGAAGACGGTCAAAGACGTGCCCTGGAGGCGCCACCGTGGAGTCGATCAGGTTCATGGCGTTGGGGACGCCCCGCAAGGATCCCGTGAGCTGTGAATAGAAAGATTCATCGTCGAGATCGCATATCTCCGTAAAGACCGTACAGGTCGCGCCAGGGAGCAGGCCCGTCTTCGAGGCAATCGGAATGATTTTAGAAAAGGTCTTTCCAGGTCCCTCCATGAGCTCGATGCTCTTTTTTTTGATTTCAAGCCCGGGCGTGTTGTTGAGGCGTTCCGTGTGCTGAATCACCTTCACCGCCTCGTCGTATTGGACAAACGTGGATTGGTCCTTGGAGTTGGCAGCGATCAGGATGGACTCTCGAAACATATTAAAAAACCGGAATAGAAAGATGAGTCGGATATCGAAAGATTTAAAATCTCCACGAGGACGGCAGGCCCCGACATCCTGGTGCTTAAAATCACCGTTTTCTTTTAAGGCCAGGGCGTTGAAGAAAAACTCCTTCTGGATATCAATAAATTCTATGGGGACAAACTTCCGGAGACGCTTATCCTCACGCAAGACCTTCATCTCCCGGACCCAGGCCATAAAGCCCTCATACCCGATCGCGAAGACCTTGTCCTCCTGATAGGCATAGAATCCCTCCCCAGTGTCCTCGGCTTGATCGTATGTCGCGCTGTGCTGTTGATCAGAGGACTGGGGGGAGATGAGGTGTGTAGGCGTCGTGTCGTGCCCTTCACGAATCCTTTTCCGTATCTCGTCCCAGTTCCCGCTTAAGAAATCAATGAGGTCCTGTCTGGAAAAATACCAGTCTCTGTGCCATATTTTTTTATTGCCCGTAAACTTTGTCTTCGGAAGTCCCCACAGCTCCCAGGTCTTCACTTGATAGGAGGTCACATCCAAAATACTGCAGATGTCCGGCCGGCTGTACTTGCTGATCTTGGGATTCGATCCTTCCAAAAATACCTGAAGAAGACGTTTCAGGATGAGCTTCCTGCTTCCGGTCGAGTTATGGGTGTAAGGGGTGTTTCGATATTTGGTCTTAAAGGCCTTGTAATGCTCGTGCTCCTCCGGGGGCTTGTCTTCGATAAACCAGCACGCCATCAAGCCCATGGTGTGGTGACGCCAGGGTTTTTTTTCAGCGTTGATGTGACCGCACTTAGCCCAATGCCGAACCGTGTCCATCTTCAGACCGTACTTGTCGGTATAGTCCACCAGCTTTAGAAATCCGGGATAGATTAATTCTTCGTCTTCAATGTTTTCTTCGTTGTCCATGTCGGGTTCCCTGCACATCCATGAAAATTCGTTAAAGCGGATGCGGAATCTCCGCGCTCCTTAATTTTGGTTAGCTTGATGGATCTATTTCTTCGGTGCAAGCCCTTTTTAGGAGGGTTTCGTGATGTGTTCGATCAGGCGCATCAATTCTTTTTTCTGGACCCACGTGGGTCTGGCCTTGAATGTAATCTCCCAATGTTCGAGACCGGAATCCTCGATAAAGCAGGATGAGATCCCCTGTGCGTGCAGCTTCGTACTTGTTTCATATTCATACGAAAAGCCCATGTCTTTCAAACAATCGTCTTGCGGACGCTCATCCCTCTGGAAGACCGAAACCATCTCCTCTGATTTTTCAAGACGCCATTGATAGTAGGTTCCATCAAAAGGGAGACCGTAATGTTTTCGACAGAAAGTGACAAAATCATTCCAGGTGGAGAACCCCACATTCTTCGCGACATTAAAAGCAAGGTGCGGGTCCGCGTACTCGCCGTCGATCAAGATATAGGTCGGGGCGAGCTTGATCTTATTCGTTTTCGTGAGGATGCCCAAGCCAAGCCGTCTACAGTTTTTGGTCTTGATTCCCGTAAATAGGTGGACCCTGTCCCCAATACTCAGTGGAACAAGCCTCGGGGTTCGGATTGTCTCCGTGACTTCCCCAGACATCACCAGGGCAGCGATATTTTTATGAAAATTAAATAAAGGCACTATGAGTTCTCGCTGTTCAATTATTCCGTCCTGTATTTTTCATTAATCATTTCGCCTTCACCCCTCCCCATTCCCTCACCTTCTCCCATCTTCTCGTGTCGACTGTCTTCGAGGCTGAATATAATTTGAGAGGCCCCCACTTCTGCCGCATCGACAACTATTTGGGCAAGCAGGGTCGAGTTATGAACAACGAGATCATTAGCGATGTAGTTCCCATCCCATCACTTCGATGGCCATAAACTTATTCAAGTCGTCATCGCTGATATCGGTCACACCATCATCCCCATATCCGGTTCCACATCTGGACATGATTCACAATAGGTTATCCTTCCACGGTGGGTCAGGAACCATCCGGATACCGTCGCCGGAAAGCGCCCTGGTATGATTATGATGGCCTGACAAACATAACTTCCCTCCTCAAGAGCATTAAACACAGCGGCCTTGCTTTGATAGGGGAGAAGGCCTGCGATCTCAACCGCATATATTTTGTCAAGGGCTTTCAGTTTTTATTTTGTCAATTCCCTTACTCCTCTGGTCTGGGCAATGCCTCAGCCGTGGACCAACTTTCCTTTTTCTTTGACCATCTCTAGGGGCGGAGCGTCTTCTGACTGAATCTGCACAAGGTCGCCCTCTTTTGCCTTCACCTTCTTGCGTGCCCGGGGTTTCTTTGCAAAGGGGATCCTTCTCGCGTACTCTACAACCCTCTGGGTGATCATGGCCTCTCCGATGGCAGGAGCAGCCTTCCCGTCCCTCAACACTTCCGTCCCCTCATCGACTAATTCCTGGCGACAGTGTTCGTACAATGTTTCTGGTTTCTTTCTTGGCATTTGGCCTCCTTAATGAATAATTGTGGATCCACCTTCCATGTGGAAATTCTGCCAGAGAATGACGTGGCCCTCCAGAACAATCTTGGTTTTGTCTCGGGAAAAAACCTTGACCTTGTCTTCCTTCATCTTCTAGTCCCCTCCAGATATCTTCTAGGCCCATGAATAGAAAGCCACGAGGTACTCGCTCGGATGGAAGAACATGCTCTTTGCGTAGTCCCACCAACTGAAATGCCTGATGGTGATCGAAAAGGCGTCTAGGCAATCCGTGACCCAAAACAGACGTTCAAATATAGGGGCATTATTAACCTTCACAATGCTTCCAACATCGGCATAAGAGAACGATCCGTCTTCTGGTGCGATCATTGTGATAGTGCTGTTCAACTCTTCCCCTCATGCGCCGTGACAGCGATTGCCAAGGCGCTCCACATATCCTTTGAAAATCCATATAAAGGCCCTTTGTTTTTCTTGGTCCCGATGGCCGCCTGTCTCGTAGAGCCGTACCGATCCATAAGGGCTTGCCTTATATTGCCGTCCTTCGCCTGCGAGTTATTGCAGAGGTGCATCTTTACATCCATTCGATAGATGTACTTCCAGGGGCCTCCCCATGCTTCGACAAATCGGCCTATCCAAACACAGGTCTCAAGAACGCTTCTTCCGACCGCCATGCCCATGCAAGCCATCATCTCTACCGCAAGGATGTCGCCATTAAATACCTCTCCATCGAGAACCATCACGTTCCCGTTCAGGAGAAACAGCATGTCCTTATTTGAAATAATATTTTTAGATCGTATCGTTCCATCGTAACGAACAATCGCACTCTTCTCAGGCCCCGGATCTATTGCGATGATGGTTTCCATGGTTTCACTCCCCCGCCCTTGCTTCTTGTGGGTGGTCTAAAAATAACAATAGCCGACGCAAAAGGAGCGTCATGTTGGCTCCCTCCAAATCTCAGCCAACCTTTTATAAATCTGATTTCCCCTTTTATCACAATCTCATGCCACCATTTTGTATCTGTTCGTGCGGGAACGAGACAGACAACGGTGGCCCCATTTAATGAAGTTGAATAAGCCTTACCGATCCATAAAGGTATTTTTCTCCCAAAAGGTGGATTCATAAAAACAACTTCTTTTCCCCAATCCTGAACCAGGCCATTACCCATAGTGTCAAAGTATCTCTCGCACTTATAATTGACATGGGATGAGCACGGGTCGAGCGTGAAGCTAAATTCTCCATTCAAAGAATCAAACACCTCTTGAGGAGTTTCCCATTCATTTGTTTTTGATGAAAAATGGAGGTCAGTTTTAATTTAAATACCCTTCTGGCGTTGCTTATAGGGGGCGCGAGTGGTCATTTTTAATCTCCTTGAGTGCTGCAAGCTCACCTTTCCCATAGCTCAATCTTTTCTCAAGATCAGCAATTAAATTCTTACGAAGCTCTATCGCTCTTATGACTCGTCGCTTCCACAGAAGCAATTTACTCATCGACTTCCTCCAACCTCATACTATTGGGTATTTCAATGCTGAGTAACAACCACTCTTGGGAGGGTAAAACGTCCCTTTCACTGTTTTCCCATTGCACATAGCTCTGATCTTTTCGTGGGATACCCCTAAAATATTTGCGGCATATGCCTTCGATGTATATCTAATATTATTAATTACCCACCATTTAGATTTACGAGTGTTTTGGGGATTTTTTGTTTGCGTAGAAAAACAAATATTTTCCTTGAAATAGCCCAAATCATTATTCTTTCTATCTATTTGCAACCCTTCGGGGATATCACCAATATCTTCATGAAACGCTTTAACTGATTTTCTCCAACTGGAACATACAGTGATCCCTCTCCCACCATAATTTTTATAACCTGAGTTGTTTGGGTTGTGACACCTTTGGACCATACCATTCCATATCCTATAAAAATTTGTGGCCGAAGATCCGTGCTTACACATCTGCTTACTGGCTAATTCTTTCTGCAAGCACCCACAGGATTTACATGTGCCCGTTATATTCTCCTGTACATAGATCGTAAAAATACCTCGCTATTACTTCATTCACAATTAAGTCCATCATCGCCGCTCCGGGTGGGGTTATTTATGTCCATATGAACCACAAACTCCGCCTCTCGCCTATGGACAGGCTACCGTACGTCAACTGGTGGTCTCAGCATCCCAAGTTACAGGCGGAAAATCCTTGGGATCAACCCTCCAAACAAACGCCGCCTTGGGTCGATTCTATTATTCCTCCCCCAATGTCGGGACCATCCCATGACCCCGAAACGCCCAGCTTTGTTTCAAAACAGGGGGAGCGTCCGGCACCGTGCCGCATTGGGGTTAGATTCTCTTGCACGGCGCCTTCTCGGTGGGAAAACTATAAACCATCGAAACACTTTCTACTTGTCCTTTCTCAATCTCTTCTTTGCTGGAAATGCTTTTTATCAACCCCAGTTGCCATCTCAGAACGCCCAATGTTTTCTTGAGCTTGTTATTCTTTTTCGTAATATCACCAAAGGCACGACTGCAAGCCTTGAAATCTTTTAAAGTGTCCTCATGATTCCTGATAACATTTTTTACTTTCTCTGACGTTATGGCATGGTCTTTGACTTCGTTTTCGTACATTTCTTTGTAGGGTAGTTTCTTTTTTCTGGGCATAAATTTCTCCTCATCGTGGTTTGATATCAGACAAAGCTGAAATTCTTTGCCCCGTCTCGACAGGCATCAGAATCATTGCAATACCATATATTCTGTCTACCAAGGTTTCTCCATCCATGATTAATGGCTTCGTCAGGACAGATATCAGGCTGTCTTCTCTAACCCTCCCACAGATATGGCACTTCCAGGTCAACACGATGGACCCTCCTTTTCTCATAAAAAATCACGGAAACAGAACATCGCTTGCAACAGAGACGCCAGTTGTTTCCGTGATCAATCCATTTCTTCTGAGGTCTCCCAAGTAGGTATTGAAGGTGCCGCCTGTCCGTTCCATGCCTACCTGAATGGCAATGTCCTCACGGCATATCCCATTCTCTCCGGCACTCACAATCCCTTCAAGCATCCGATAGGCGCCGGCCCTCAGAGACTTCCGCCACAATGCCATGACCTCTTCATGGGAGGTCGGAGCATTCGGAACCCTGTCTCCCAAGGACTCAATCCCACTTTCCGTGACGTAGATCAAATCCAGACGAGACTCTATAAATCCGGATCGCCTCAAATCACCCAAATAGGTATTGAAGGTGCCTCCCTTCGGACTAAACTTTGTGAGTGTGCCGACCTGAGATTTTGAATAGCCGGCAGGATAACGTGCGGCGAGCTCCTGAAGAATGCGAACCGCCCCACTTCGTAAGCCTATTAGCGATGCAAGTTTCTCGGCAGGGGCTACAACATGCTTCTGAAAGTCATTTGATTGCCTTCCGACTAAAGAGGGCCGGTCAGGGGTAGAGCCTCTGCCGTTCAGGGTGGCTGTAGCAATAGACACAATTTTATTTAAAGAGGTCACAAATTTCTTGGAGTTATTGTCTTTAACATCCTTCCTTAAATTTATGATTGCATCCTCTACGGCCTTCTTTTCGCGCCTCTTAGCCTCCAACTCCGGTACGCCCATCTTGAGCGCCTTCTTTTGAGAAAGACTGAGCGTTCTTTTAAGCCGTGTGATTTCGGTTCTCATCTCAGACAAGGTTTTGGCTTCTTGTTCTGCTTCCTTCGGTAAATCTCCAAGCTCGGAAAGAACCTTTTTAATCTTTTCTGACGGAGGCGAAGGGGCGGTCATAAACCGTTGTCCGGCCTTGGGATGTCTCGTAACAACAGATCCAACCGTAACCAGGGTGACTTGGCCGCAGAGTGCGGGGCCGTAAACGTAAAAATCACCTGGAGGAAGATCCCGTAGAGACTCCCAGGCTTGCCGTGAGGTCATGCCAAGCTCATCTGCGGCACGCCGGATATCGACATCCAGGCCCGTCCGTCCGATCATTTTATTGCCCATTTCGGCGGCAACGTCTTTGTGAAGTTTAGACAGGCGTTGGGTTGCGGCGATCAGGCAAAAGCCGCGCTTCCTTCCCCTCGTCGCGATATCGATCACGGCGTCGGAACTCTCTGATTTTCCACGCTCGGAACAAAAAACATGTGCCTCGTCCAGTACAATCATGACGGGATGCCACAGCTTTTTAGGAGCATTGACGAGGGTTTCCATAAAAATTCTGACAAAGGCCTGACGCTCGTGGGCTTTCATATCGTAGATATCGATCACAGCCGACACGCCGGTCTCGAGAAGGCGCCGTGCAAGCAAAGCGGCGGTACGGGGGTTGGCCAGAGCGTCCGCATCGTGGGGCGCTGCGATGATGTAGTCGAATTTCTCTCGGAGGCTTGCAAACTCCCCCTCAGAATCTAAAATGATTTGCTGAACAAAGCTGGCGCATTGCTCCAGTATTCTACGAAGCGCCCACGACTTTCCCCCACCGGAATTGGACTGGATCAACAGACGCGTCTCCATCAAGCGGGGGATGTCGATCAACAAGCGACCGTTCTGTGTTGTTCCAATGGAAGGTATTTTTGGATGGTTCATTTTTTAGCTCTCCACGTCACCGCTTGTCTTCGATTTATCCTGCACATCCTTTTGACACCCATTTCTACTCGTTTTTGAGAATGCAAATCCGATTCGATAAGGACAGTCTTTATAACGTCCGACAAAATGCCGAGTAAATACATCAGCGCGATTTCATCTTCCCTTGTCACCCGCCTGCCCTTTCATGCTCCATGATCCTTTGTCCAATCCAAGCCGTGACACTACAGACCTGGCCGTTTCCGAGGAGTTTAAGTCGCTCCACCCGGTTGGGACTGCCATCAACCACTCGACAAATTCGGGATTCAGCTTCCCGCCAATGCACTTCCCATCTCCTCGATCTTGATTCGGAAGGCCATCTTCCTGTTTGTACATCCCCCTCTGTGTCTGGCCCTTCCAATCCCGGTTTTTCGGCGTAGGCAACATCTTGTTCGCAGTTTTGTAATCCGGCCGCCTCTTGTCGCTCGCCGAGTCCATTAATGCCGGTGTGGGCCACAAACCACACCCGTTCTCTTCGGTGAGGAACTTGGGGCGGGACAACATGAGCCGGAAATACAAGCGTCGTTGTTTCGTAGCCCTCAGACTCCAGGTCAGATAAAACATCGTCGAGCGCAATTCCGATGATTCCAGGAACATTCTCGCCAACGACCCATCGCGGCCCAAGCTCTCGTATGATTCTAAACATCTCCGGCCATAAAGAGCGGCTGTCTTCCTTGCCTCGTTGCTGTCCGGCGACTGAGAAGGACTGGCAAGGAAACCCTCCGGTGATAATGTCAACTGGCGGTAGGTCCGCTCCTCTGACATCTTTTATGTCCTTCCACTTCGGAACACCCGGCCACCTGAGCTTGAGTATTTTCTGGCAATAATCTTCGATTTCAACCTGAAATCCGATCTCCATCCAGGCCATCATAAAGCCAAGATCGCCAAGTCCACCGCCTGAAAAGAGTGATCCTACTTTCATTCACCCGCCCGCCCTTTCAAATAACGGCATGACATTTCCTATTCTTTTCCTCGCCATTGCGTGGTGGAAATAATCGACATCTCACTCCTTAATCCCCTTCAAAAACAGCTTCACACGTTCGTAATTTTGACCCGATAGCTGAGGGCATACTTCCTCCAACAAATCCCGCATAGAGCAATTCTGGATTACGATTTTTTGAAACTTGGCCTCACGGCAATCACAAGCATGATGATGGGTTGTGCATCTTCGGCCCCGTTCGGATTTCGGCAGGCCGGAGGGTTGTCCTATCGAGGTTCCCATTGCCATCCTACCAACTCCAGTCCGAAAGATGAGAGGCGTGTGTCGCAAAGTAAAAATCCTCCACGAAGCCAAGGCCCTTCTTTTGTGAAGGAATGATCTACTTTCCGCCCACCTTAAACATTGCGTCATGAGTCCTGCACGACATGGAAAAATAAACCCCTTCGGTCATACGATTGCATCCGCAAATACAGGCATGAAACTGCTTCTGGGTGATCTTCCAGGAGCAAACCCGAGGGGTTGAACCACGGTCCGGACTTATCCTGTTTTGTAAGATGATTTAGTCTATCCGTTCCCCGCAGATCCAGCAGACCCACATCTCTGTTTCCACGCGCATCAAACCATCACACCTTTGGCAACTCACGGCGCTCCTCCGATGAAAATATTCAAACCTAAGCGAACCCTATTGTTGGTGAAATCCTTTTAAAGGGAAAGTTGCCTCTCCTCGTCCGTCAGCGGTCTTTCCTCAACCGTTTCCTTGGTATCCCGTCTCGTAATCGTCATCGTCCCGGTCTCGAAATTGATGGTCTTCTCGCATTCAACCGGACGGTATTCATATCCGTTGTTCAATTTGAGCGTCAGGCCCGTAATGTTCTTCGATATAACGCTGGCCTCCGAAAGAAAACCCTTATTGGCTTTCTTCTTCCGTTCTTCGAGCTCGGCCATAGAGGCTTCTTCTTTGGCAAGATCGTGCCCCATGGCGTTTTCTTCGTCTGGGGTAAAAGAACATTCCAACTCTTTTGTAATCTGTATGACCCTAGGTTCATACTCCACTGAATTTACCTCCATTTGATGTGTTGTTTTAACGTGCTTACGTCTATTTTCCCTGAGACACCACCATGGCGATGCCGCCTAGGTAGTCAAAGGCCTCCTTCCTGAAGACCAGTTTTCTCATCTTGTTCGCGTGCTCAAAGGGACCTTTAGGCATATCCTTCGTGATTTTGGCAAGCTCCATGTAATAGGTTGAATCGTCTCCCGTCACCTTCTTCAACTGTTCCTTGATGGCGCTCATCCCCTTCAGGTAGTCCGCATAGTCCTTACCCATATCCGGGGTTGTCCAGGCAAAAGATTCCGCTGCCTTATCTGGCTCGGATGTCTTGGCCTCGACAACTTCGGCTGTTATTGTTGCTCCAGAGACGGACTCAGTGTGCATGGGCGTCTGCGAGAGCTCTTCTGCGGGAAGCTCTTCTATCTGGATGGTGGTATTAGGCTCTGTTGCTTCTATTTCGGGTTCTGCAAGGACATAGTTTCCCTGAATTTCGATAATCCTTTTTGTGTCCTCCCTAATCTTATTCACCTGGTCCATTGTTGCCACAGGGTGGAGCCGACATGGCCAATGTTTTTGCATTTTGCCTGTCTCAGGATCAGGTATCATCATCTCTTCTCTGGATAGCTTCATGGGCGTCCATGAAATCCTGCCGAACAAAGACTTGGCCATCTCGATACCTGAACGTATATCTATGTCTGCATTTATGGAGCCAGTGCTGACTTGATAAACCCCTCCCATATTGACTGCTGGAAGGACAACCATTAAGTCCATCATCGATTTACATTTATGCTTTTGACCGTATTCGCAGTCGGGAGGAGAAGGACATTTAATATCTTCCTTCCATTTCCCATCTTCGGTGATACGTTCAGCCGTCTCACCGTTTCCATGGCACCGCATTCTATGGTTTGACTTATAGCATCTGTAAGATTGGTTTAGAAATAACGCCTCATCTTCTACTGGCAGCATAACGGGGAGAGATCTAGGCCTTTCACCGTGTATTTTTCGGACCTCATCTGGGCAAACCAGATAATCCGTCTCTACTGGAAATGGATTGCCAGTTCGTTCTGACACTTTTTTAATCCCGAGGCGGATTCGACCCAGGCGCGGGAGCCTGATTATGTTTTGAGGCTTATCCTTGCCTTTTATCCGATTGAATCTCATTTGTCTCCTTTCGCTTGTCGTACCACTTTTTGAAACGCCTGGCATTGCATATCTTGCATTTTCTCCAAGCATAAGGTGGGTAGGGTTTACGCATCCTCTAACCCTGCATAGGTGGTCCAAAAGAAGACCTTTAGGTCTTTCCCCCACTACGATCAAATAACAGAACCTGTGGGCCACCCAGTATTTTCCATCGAACCAGTAAAGCCCATAACCAGAGGGAGTTTTTGACGATGTCCAGTTCCAACACCCGCCTTGGCTGTAATGTATCTTAGAGGCAAATCTTTGAGGTAATTCAACCATCCTTCTTTATTTTTCTGATCGTCAATTTTTCAGACGTGCTGATCTTGGTGACTTTAGGAAGAAGGTCTGGCGGGATGAGGGCCTTGACGACTGTTTCCCTGGGGCTAAGAGTGATCTTCGCCGTATATTCTTTCGTCTTTCCGGCACGAATATCGGCCCCCTTTAACCTGTCCTTGATCTTATCTCTAAGGTCTTCGTATGCCTTCTGTGATGTCCGTGCCTCCCCTGCCAACTGGAGGTAGTACTTAAATTCCGTCTCCATGTCCTGGTTGATCTCTACATCCTTAGCCAAGGCATTAAATTCCTTTTCATAATTTTCATAACATGGTTCAAGGTATGGGCAATTATGGGATGCAAACCCATCTGCGATGAAGGTCTTTGATGAAGTCTGCATGTCTATCAAGACCTCTGGGCCTCCATGAGAGATGCTGGTAATTTCTACCCACCCGTCAAAAAAAGCCATGCCATATAAATTGTCAATTTTTCTAGTTATGGCGGGCCTGGTTCTATTAAAAAATTCAAACATGGACACCATTCCCCTTCTTGAGTACAAGCGCGCACTCTTGACGATAACGTTAACGGCCTGCTTTGAGAATGGTTCTATTTGGAAATTCAAATCCAGCTCAGACGCAGCCCATTGGATTTTATCCAATATCTTTTCATCTGAATTGTATATTCTTAGGTTGTTTTGGCCCAAGCTCCCTTCTCCGTCAAAAATTCCCGCCATGTAGCCGGCAGCTTGATCGTATCCAGAAAGAGGCTCCTCTAAGATATCGAGAAGGTCGTTGATTCCCGTGCTTGAGACAAGAACCTTCTCCATTACTGTCGGGCTTTGATGAACAAATGCTCCCCTTGAACGCTTTATTTTGAAATAATTTAAGTAATCTTTATATCTATCCAGGGCAACCGAGTCTTTCACGGCAACTCTTATTGAAGGCCAATTATGAGATTTCCTTATGTGCGCTTCGCACTCAACTATTCCGTGAATGTATCCAATCTTGTAGCCATCGCTGAAGGCAGCGTTTCTGTCTGGGCTCACAAGAAAGAACATTTTGTCTCGAGGGGATATGTTTTTAGCCTTCTTCCACACGGCCTTCTTCTTGATGTCCTGTACGAGCCATGGGTGATCAGGTGAGCACCTTATTTTTCCTTTATGGGTTTCTATTGTTATGGTCTCTGATTTTCTGTACTTTATTCCTTGAACCTTAGCCCGAACAACTCTCCTATGCTTGCCTTCTCGCTCTTCAGTAAACGTGATGATAGACTCTCCGGGGGAAATCTTTTCCATCACTTTCCAGGAGAAATCGTCCATTAATATTTTAGTCTTGGGGGGGAGGCAATATCCACAATGCCAATCCCTGTCCCGATCATACTGGCGAGGAGGAATCTTGTGATTCAAGGCCAGCTCGTCTATAGCCTTGAACTTGAGCAGGGCGTCCCCGACGATGTTCTCTATTTTTTCCTCGATTTTATGGACATCGGCAGGAGCGTCTCCGCGACTGATGATCCGTCTGTGTATGGTCAGGCAGTCCAGAGAGGCATCGTAGTCACACTCAAACTCTATATATTGGGCCGTGTTTTTGTTTTTTATTATTAGAATGACGCGGTGAAGATCCGGCTGTATCCTTTGCAGAGATGCACTGTAGATTGATGCCTGGGTCAGGTAGTCCATGGGGAATTCTTTCTCGCATCTCTGAGATCCGAACATCGAGAGCGCCTTATGCTCCACAAGCCAGTCGTTCATCAAGGGATCTGTTGCAATCCAGTCGATGTGTCCGTGAATGGTCTCGGGAGGGATATCCTTTTTACAACTCCGGCAGAAGTGACCCGATTTATTGACACCCGGCGCGGGAAGATCCACTGGCATCTGTTCCGAATGGTTGGAAAATGCCATCTTGTTCATCCAATCCAGGGTCAATTCCTCATGCCACGAGCTGTCGTCAAACGTCAGGATCGCCCGGCCCGGAAGCTGAGACCCCTTCATGCCGTTAGCGTTGTAAGCAAGGGCACGGATACATTTTTCGGGGCCGGCAGAAGAAGGACGCGCATAATAGTCTCCCTTCCTTTCCTCCTGATACGTTTTGGCTAGTTGGTTAATCAGGTCTGCAAACATCTACGCCTCCACGAATTATTTAAGATTAACCACACGATCATGTAATCACCTTCGAACCCTTCTGATGAGATCCTTGGTCCTCGTGTAATCCTACTCAGACCGTAACGCCTTCAAGATACTGGCCCGAAGATCCTCGTCCAGATTGTCCATTTTATTCAGCACCCAGTTAAGGTACTGCTTGTCGTTCTTGACCACGTCAGAGATGAGTTCATTCCGGTGCTTATTTCCAAATGGAATCTTCGTATACATAATCGGACTGTTGCAAAACGTGATAAAAAGATCGATGTCGTCGGGTCGGCCCTGCTTGAGGTATTCTTTGATCTCTTCAACGAGGACGCCGAATGTGACGGTTACATCTGCCAGGGCGGTGTGGGCGGGACCGGTATCGATCTCGAGACCGAGCCAATACCTAAGATATTGAAGTGAAAACGACTCGGCTTTATCCATCCAAAGATGTTGCGCCATCCGCATCGTGCAGACCCACGGGCCATAGAGGAAGGGCAGGAAGGCGCTGTCAAACTTTGCGTTGTGAGCGACGAAGGTGCAGCCCACAACCCGCTCCACGATGTCCTTCTCGTAGAACGAAAGAGGCTTGCAATGCTCCACCATTTTATCAGTCAAGTGGTTAACGGCAGAAGTAGCCGGGGGGATCGGGATAGGAGGTTTGACCGTGACTTCGTAGCATGATTGCCTTGTCGAACCCATAAATTTCTTTGCAATACCAACCTGGACAACGCTGTCTGTCTTTGGCTCGGTTCCGGTTGTCTCGGTATCAATGACTGCGAATATAACCTCAGACAGTTTTATCTCTTCTCCCTTATCGGATGACCGCAAAGATCATCATGGACAATAAAATAAACAAAAATAAGGCGATCCCACACCAGAACGGAAGGGTCACGTACCACCACGACCAATGGATGAAACCTGTCAGCTTTAAACCGACGAACAAAACACCTAAAAGACCAAAGACTCCGATTCCGCTACTACTTGAGCTGCTTCCTGCCATGGTTTTTATCTTTTCCGCTATGATTTAATGGGGACTCAGATAGATCCATTAGAGCCATGGAGATAACAAGGCCGACATACATGACCGCGGTGGAGCTTAATATTCCTATTGATAAACAACCCATGCCACGTACGTCCCCAAGGAAATTGCCACGGCAATCAAAAACCTCGATGTCCATAAAATCCTGGACCTCTGAACCCGTTCAATGTGATATCCCTCAGACAACATGACCAGCTGATCGCTGACCTCCTGTGAGGTAAGAGATTCCGATGGGTCGGTCGTATCTTCACAGAAATATCGCCTATAAAACTTTTTCATTGGGCCCCTTCTTCTTTCTCGAGAGGACGAATATGATCAAAACAATATCGACCCACTCGTGAAAACTTTTGCTGTCATTCGACCACGTTATTTTAGCGCTGCATCCTGAAACATCCACGACCTCGCATTCTTGGCGTGCCCATTGAAAACCATATCCAATCAGGCCGATCGCGACCAAAACTCTATCTCCTATCTTGACAAGAAGAGGCGGGTTCTGCTGCAGCTTTCTATATTCAATCTGCAGTTTCAGGTTTTCCTCGTGCTGCTGTAGAGCGATGTATTCAAAGAAGTCCACGAACTACCTCACGGAAGATAGAAACCTGCTGAGTTGACGGCGTGATCTCTTCTGTTCTTTTTTTTGGGAGTTCTTGTGTTTGGAGTTGAGGCTTGAAGTTGGACGGATCAAAGAAGGTACGGTTCCCGACCTTAGTGCAGGGCAACCGCCTGTCTCTGGCAGACCTCCAGAGCGAGTGGGCTTTTCTCCTGATCTCATCCGGGTCGCTAAGATCGTAGACCTCGGTAGCGATTTGCTTTGGTGTTAGAAGATGAGGAACCTGATTCAAAGGGACTCCAGTAATTTTATTCATGAATTCAACTATTTAACGAAAAAAGGTATACCCAGCCACTTTTAGGCTGTTTTTAAATCCCCAATACTTCTTGCATCATCCCTAATTTTCTTGATAGATTTGATCCCATGGCGAATTGCCATGTGACCGATTTGCGACATTGTTCTTGGGGGGTCGAAAGTCTTTCTGAGTTCCTGAAGAACCTCCAGTGTTTCGTAGGAAGTTTTAATGCTGAGAGTGTATATTTTCTTTTCCATAAAGCTCCTAGTTGCTGGCGCAACTACCTCAACCCGTACTTGCAGGTCCCTCTTAATAATCCAAGACCGCATTTTCAAGTATCTTCTTTAACTCTTTTAACTCTTTTCCAATTCTTTGCGGTTGAGGTTCGCCCCATAGTTCCCGATAGCTCAGGCCAAGATGCCTGGCAATACCTTCCCGGACGTATGGATCTTTCCGGCGAAAATCGCGGGTCTTTTGGTCGATATTAATACAGTGAGAGATATAGCCCCCTGTGACACAAAGGCTCCTGGCGATGAAGGAAGGCTTTATACACATCTTATTCATAAGTCTCTTGATTTTATTGCTTATTTTGTTTGCATTTGTTGACATATTTTGCTATATTTCCACGTAATAAACTAGATTTTTATTAACCATAAAGGAAGTATATACATAAGTTTATAGCTATGTCAATAGAAATTTTCACTGATGTCGCACGGAATAAAGAGAGGGGTAATAACTGGCATCATAAGAGGCAGTATCCCCCAGGAGATTTATGATACAATGGAGTTGATAGTTCCTTTCTGCAATGAGCTAACAATTGCAGGATACATTGAGGAGTACAAAAGTAATGCTTAAAAGTATTTCAGGGACTAGGCTCAGTAGTCGATATACTCGTACTGCATATGAAGCGGTTGAAGATGCTATTGATCTTTCAAAAGAAGAAGATGTCTTGTGGGATGATGAAATACGCATGCCAAAGAAGATGAATCGGAAAGCTCCGAAGAAATTAGAAATCTGCCCTCCAATTAAATCTCAATAATAATGACCTGGATAATAAATTTTAAAAATATAACCAGGCTTTTAGGTTGATATCATTATAACAATATAGATTGCCCGTAGCTCTCATAAGAGTGTTTGAGGCGAAAGCCGAAGAAAACCTCT